GGAAGCGGGCGATCGCAGAGTTGACCTACGTCACAGAGCGTCAGCGGTAGTCGCGGCGGACTGGGGTCGCCTCTGATTCTGCTATCCGGGACCGGCGGTGAACAGGTCTGGGAAGTCCGCGGCGATGGCATCCAGCCCGGACTTCGGCGGCTCGGGGGTGGTTGTCTCCGGGAACGGCCCGAGCACGAGCCCTTCCACGTCCGCCAGCGGGGCCGGCAGGTGCTCCCCGAGCCAGCACCCGAGCCCGAGCGCCAGCACCAAGTCATCGTGCTCACCCTTCCCGCCGTAGGTCTGGTGCAGCGCCGGCGTGAGCTTCGGCTGGAACGCGGCGAACTCCCCTTGAAGCTCCCGGATGAGCGGCAGTTCCCGCGGCCACGCCAGCCGGCGGTTCTGAAGTAGCACCTGGAGGGCGCCCACCAAGTCGGCCTTCGGGACGGTCACGTCCCCAGCCGCCTGCCCGCGGTTGACGGACCGGCCGCCGGTGATGGTGATGCCGTAGACCGCCCGGCCCGGTAGCGCGTCCCGTAGTGCGTCCAGGACGGGGCGGCCCACCCCGGTCGCGTCGATGACCAGCGCCGCGGCGGGGTGGCGGCGGGCGAGCCCGGCCAGCCGGTCCACGGTCGTGGTGTACTTCTCCCGCCACCGGTCCAGCGCCGACAGGTAGTACCGGCGGGGCGAGTCGTCGGACACGGCGAGCACTGCCGCGGCGGTGTAGTCGCTGACGCTGGCGATGTCGGCGGCGATGATCTTCACGCTACTGCCCCCGCCTTGCGCTGCTGTCGCTGGTGGTGTGCCTTGACGGCGTAGTAGACGCCGCTCGGGGGTCAGACCGAATTCCGCGGCCAGTGCGGGCAGCTTCTCCCCGGCCGCCCGCCGGCGCGACAACTCGGCGTCCCGCTGTACCGTTGCTTCGGCCGGAGCCCGCTCGCGGGTTGTCCCGGGCGCCCGTTGAGGCTTCGGCGCCCGCGCCGGGCGGGTAGCGGGTGCCGCGGGCGCCGGCCGGTACAGCGCGAGCGGCAGCGGCAGCGGCCGGAGCTCGGCGCGACTGTACCGGGCCAGCCGGGTGCGCTGAGCCGGGGTGAGCGCCCACGGTAGCGGTTCCACCCGGGCGCCGGTCGCGTCAGTCGTGCCGATCAACTCCGGGAACCGTCCCGAAAGGCACCACACTTGCCCCGACGGCCCGACCACGAGGCGGGCGCCGGCCAACCGGTCCCGGTCCGCCGTGGGGAAGCCAGCAAACGTTTCGGTGCCCACCGCCAGCGGCCGGAACAGGTCGGTCCGACCTGACGGGCCGGGGAGCGGATCGTCAGCCGGCGCGGTCATGGGGGCGCTCCGGGGTGCGTCAAGAGAAAAATTCCGCACGTCTCAAATCTTTGAGACGCCCAGCTCAGGCGGTCATTGCCCAATCCGGGGTGGCGTCCACCCCGGCCGCCAGCACGTCATCGAACGCGAACACGGCCCCGGCGTCCGAAGCGAAGTCGCACAGGTACTCTTGCCGGAACCACCGGTCCCCGAGCGACCGCCGTTCGCGCTCCAGGAACGTCGGACTGATCCGCGGGCACGCGGTCGCCGGGACTTCGACCCGGTGCCAGTCGTCGGCGCTACCCACACCCGCGGCGGCGTCGGGTTCGGTCTGGCCCGACCACTCACGCCACAGGAACCCACGCCGGCCGAACGGGGTGCTGCACAACAGGAGCTTCCCGCCGCTGGTGGCGAGCATGGGCCGCACCGACTGGTACAGCTCGTCGGTGACCCGGGCGGCTTCGTCAATCACCACCAGCCGCGGGGCGCTGAACCCGACGATCCCGTCCGGGTCGCCCGGCAGCGCCACCACCCGCGAGCCGGTGACGAGCTCCAGCGCCGTCTTGCTCACCGACACCGCCGGGACCGGCCGCCCGAGTGCCCGGTACAGCGCCACCACCTTGCGGAACAACTCCTGCGACTGCCGCAGGGTCGGACTCAGGATGAGCGTGAGCGACCCGGGTTCCAGGAGTGCCGTCGTCAGGCAGCACCCCGCCGCGGTGGTGGACTTCCCGGACTGCCGGCTACACACCGCCAGCGTCCGCAGCGGCAGCGCCCGGATGAGCGCCGCCTGCCACGGGTCCGCCCCCGGCAGCACCAGTGCCGGGTTCCGCGTCAGCCGGGCCAGCGTTTCCGGGTCCGGCCGGCTCGCCCGCCGGGTCGCCCCGACCCGTTCCAGCCGCGTCAGCCGGGAGCGGATCGTCATTGGCGCGCTCCAGGTCTCCGATGCGGCGGGCGAGCTCGGCGTGTTCCCGGCCGCGGATGAGGAATTCCAGCGCGGTGCGGACGGCCCCGAGCTGGACGGCTGCCCCCGGGGCGACAAGCAGCGCCCGCAGGGTGCCGACCGCTTCCGCGGCGACCTCCCCGAGCGCCCCGACGATCCGGTCCGCGGCGTCGTCACGCAGGCCGTCCACGAGCCGGCGGAACCCGGGCTTCGCCTTCGTGCGGGTCACCGTGCGGCGGGACACGCCGAGCTTCGCCCCGGCGGCTTCGTCGGTCAGCCCGACCGTCAGGAGCGCGGCGAGCTTCCTGTCCCGGGCGGTCAGCCGTGCGTCATTCTGAGCCGACACGCGACACCCCCGGCCGCTCCCCGTCGGCGCTGGTCCCCGGCGGGGCACTCGACTTGACCCACTCGTCCCCGTCCGGGTCGGGCGGCAACCCGTGTTCCTGCCGGAGCTCGTTCACCCGGATGGCGCCGTACCGGGCGAGCTGTTCCAGGTCCGCCCGCTTCCCGTCCGGGTCGCGCGGCCGCGGCGGCTCCACCCACACCACAAGGGCCGGGTCGTCGTGGTGAACCCTGAACCACTTCGTCAGGGTTTGGCCGATCAGCACACAGAGCGGCGCCAGCGTGGTGAAGCAGAAGTGTTCGTCCGCCACCGTGGCGGAAGCTCGGTTCGCGCCTTCGATCTGCCCCAAGATGATCGGGTTCACCCCGAAGAGCTGGGTGACCCGCTCTTTGGTGATGCCGCTGGAGCCGCCGAAGTCCATTTCCGCCGGGCTGTCGGACAGCTTCTTCACGTCCCGGATGAGCGCGTCCAGGATGACCGGCTGGCCGGTGTTCGCGCTGCCGGCGTAGGCTTCCTGGATGCGGGCCGCGAGCGTCTTACGCTGATTCTGGGTCAGGAGCGGGCGGCCGTCCGGGTCGCCCACGGCGCCAGCCCCGCCGGCCTCCGGGAGCTGCCCCACGGTGACGAGCGTGCCCCCGAGCACCCCGTTCTTGAACGCCATCAACTGCGCCTGCTGAATCTCCCGATCCGTCTGGACGGCCATCAGCCCGGCTTTCAGCGGGCTGAGGTTGTCGAACGGGTTGGCCGGGTCCGGGGTGGCGAACCGGATCAGCTCGGACGCATCCAACCTGAACTCGTCCGCGGACCGGGCCGGGCGGACGATGAACTTGGTGAGTGGGACGGTGGCGTCGGGGTCTTCCGCCACCCACCCGGCCGGCAGATACCAGATGCGGGTGGTGCCGTCCGTCTCCTCATCGACCCACCAGTAGCCGACGCCGGTGAGGCGCAGGCTGGCGATGGTGAGCCCGATGAGGCTGTATGGGACCAAGTACGGGTTGGGGTCGTGAATCGCGTCGAGCAACGGGTGTGCGTCGAGTTCTTCGACCGCGCCGGCCCGTATCCACGGCGGCGCTGCGGACGCGGCCTTGACCGAACCCGGAGTCGGGCGACCGCGGCGGGGTGAGGCGGTGACGCGGCCGACGCGGATCGGTTGGCCGGCGATGCGGTCGGCGATGGCCCGGACACAGGCGTAGACCCAGCCCGTATTGAATCGGGCGGTGTCCACGTCGTTCCACAACGGCGTCATCCCGAGCCCGCCGGAGCCCATGTAGCTCGTGAGCGTGGCGGCCCGGGGCGCCTTCGGCACCAGTCCGCCTGCCGGTTCTCCCGTAAGAGCGGGCAAGCCCCGCCAGAGACGGGTGAGCCAGTCGAGCATGAGCATGTTGCCTCGGTCGGTCCGGGTGGGGTTACTTCTTCGCCTTCTCCAGCGCGTCCAGTCGCCGCATCAGCTCGCCGATGAGCAGGTCGCGGGCGTCGGCGGCCGGCGGCTGCGAGAGAGACGAGAACACCCGCGGCTTGCAGTCGGCCGGCACGGCGTCCGGGAGCGTGCCGGACACCACCCGGGCGTACCCCGCCCGGACGGCCCGGAGCATCCAGCCGAGCCACGTCGGGACGTGGACCCCGGGGAACTCCTGGACGGCCGGGGCGAACCCGAGTCGGTCGCCGGTCGCGTGCGCGTCCCCGGTGACCAGCCGGGCCAGGGTCGCCCGGGTGGCGGCGTGCTCGGGGACGGCAAGCGGTTCGATGACGGCCCCGCGGCCGGCGGCGGTATCCAGCCGGAGCCGCTGCCCGGGGAGCCCGTCCGGGAGCTGCATGGCGAGCGCGCCGGCCGCTTCCAGCCGCACCCGGGCCGGCTGGAACCGCCCGCGGACGCGCTCCCCGATCGGCTCGAACAACAGGTCCGAGTTCGTCGGTCCGTCCACTTCGATTTCAAGAATCATTTGTGTTTACCCTTGATGCAGTGTTCGCGTCTCAAAGATTTGAGACGCGGTTTTTCGACCCGTCCGGCGACGGCGGCGTGTGGGGGTTAGCTCGGCAAGTCGGTCATCAGCGCGAAGGCGTTCCCGTCTACCACCCGGCCACCGAACCGCGCTCGGATGCCGACGAGCGACGTGTTCGACAGGGCGAGGGTGCGGCCGCCGGACTCGCGGACGATTTCCATGCCGAGCCGCTGGTACAGCCGGTAGCGCTTCAGACACCCGAACACCAGCTTGTTGTTCGTCAGGTTGTTGCAAACCCGGAACTTGTACTCGAAGAGCTGGTAGCGCTGGGTCTCGTCGGTCCCCATCATCCCCTGCCCGAACACCCGCCGCTCGTCGCCGGGGCCGACCTGGATGCCGCGGAACCGCCGGTACAACGTGTCGTTGCCGACGAAGCACGGGTTCCAGTCCTGCTGCCGGTACTGGACCGGCACGGCAAAGATCATGGCTTCGGCGTCGGACACGGTGACCGTCCCACCGCCGTCGCTGCCCACGGTGACGACCCCGGACGCGAGCGCGAACCCGAGCGGTTCGTTGAACCCGTTGCCGATCGCAATCACCCGGTCCAACTCCGACTTCAGCCGCTCACCGAACAGCTCCACGACCGCAGCCCCGATGTTGACGGGCGAGTCGGCGAGTAGGTCGTTGGACAGCTCCATGAACCCCTGGACGTTCTGCACGGCGGTGTCCAGCGGGCTCACCAGTGACGCGGTGTTGAACGGCGTGGCGGCCGTACCCGGCCCGGTCCCCCACGACACACTCAGGTTCTCGATGACGGGCACCTGGACGCGACGGCCGGTGATGGGCTTCACGTCCACGAACGGGAAGAGTTGGCCGGAGAGGAGCGGCTTGGTGATAACCGCGGTGTCCAGCACGACCGGGTTGAGGTAGATGCCGCCGCTGATCGTGTCGTCCAGCAGCGCCTTGACCCGGTGGGCCGGAACGTAGTCGCCGGGCGACCCGCCGCCGTAGTAGTCGCCGTTGGGCAGCGTGCCGACCCACGCATCCTTCTGCGCGCTGTCGGCGAGTAGGCTGCGCTCCCACTCGGACAGCTCACAGGCGAACCCCTGCTGCCGGAGCCGGTGCTTGAAAAAGGTGCCGATGAGCGCGTTGTCGTACTCGCTCGGCCGCTCGACCGCGGCGCCGCCGTAGACGAGCGGGTTGCCGTCCGGTCGCTTGACCTCGTACCGCTTCCGGCTGAGCCGGTCGCCGGCGTCCTTGACGCGGGCGGCGCCCATGAGCTTGGCGCTCTTGGTGGCCGGGTCGGTCCCCTGCGGGGTGTTGGCTTTCAGCTTAGTCGTCATGGTCGTAACCCTCTTGGTGGCACGGGCGGGAAGGATTGCGGCGGCCACGGCCGGCGTGAAGCCGCTCATGTCGGTGAAGACGGCGCCGAGCACCGTCAGTTGGTGCAGCGCCTTCGCGGCACCCGGCACCCCGTCGGCGACGGCGGCACGGAGCCCCAAGTAGGCGTCGGCGAACGCCGGGAGCACGGACACGTCGGTGAGCGCGGGTGCGTCTTTCCGCACCATCATCCGCTTCAGAATTCGCAAGTCGCCCTCCCAGGACACAGGGCCAGTAGCCCCCGCGGTCCACGGCCGCGGCGGGGTAGTAATGGTTCGGCTCGCCGGTCCGACGGCGGACGGGATCAGGCGGCGACGGGGTGTAGGAGCCCCGCAACCGCTGGCGTACACCCGGCCGCTACCCCTAACGGCCGTGACCCCGCCCGCCTGGACGGCGGCT